ACGGGCAGTCTGAACAAGGGGAATCTTTTAGCGTCTCCGATTGAATCGGGCGACATTGCAACGGCCTCGACCGTTACGGAATTCATGCGTTGGCGGCTCGACTCGATGTCGGAGCTTCCACGGGAAGCGGGAGTCGCGGCGAATCTATTGCTGGAGCAGGGCATCGCCTTTCTGGGCGTCTACTGGAAGCGGGAAGTCAAGCGAGTCTACAAGCCTTTATCCATCGCGGAGATCGAGCAGCAAGCCCCGGAAGTGGCGGCGGCTATTCTTGATCCGGACATGAAGGAAACAGTTTCGGAAATGCTTCAGGGCGTATTCCCGAACCTTCGCAAGGGTCGAATCACTCGCATGGTAAACGAATTGCGGAAGGACGGCGTTACGGAAATTCCATCGGAGAAGGTAACGGCCAATCGTCCTTCGGTAAAGGCTTACGAGCTGGGCAGGGATTTAATCGTGGACTCGAACGTGCTGGATTTGCAGGCGGCTAGGGCGGTCTACTGCGTCCATTACCTCACGCCTGAACAGGCCAAGGAGATGGTCCTTACCGGGAACTGGGATTCCGACTTCGTAGACGACTGCATCGAGACTTCGCAGGGAGACTTTCCGACTCCTACTTCCGGAGCCTACGGGAGCTTCGTCACCGGAGGCTGGGGCATCCCGGTCGACCAGTACGAGGGCTTGATTCGCCTCATAACGTGCTATCGGAAAGAGGTGGACGAGGACGGCGTTCCTATTTGTACCACAACCATTTTCAGCGAGTCGGTCGAAGGGTATGCAAAGTATACGTCTGACATGTACGGGGACGGCTATCCGTTCGTCGCAATCACTCGAGAACATTTGTCTCGCAGGCTGTTCGATAGCCGAGGCTATCCCGAATTGCTTCGCTCTTATCAGTTGGCCGTAAAGACGGAAATGGACGCTCGAAGAGATCGCGCCTCCATGTCCACCGTCCCTCCGGTAGAAGTGCTTGCCGGCAGAAAACCGGAGCAGATCGGACCCGGTTCAGTTATACCTGTCCGCCGGCGTGGAGAAATTGGCTTCATGGAAATTCCGAAGTACTCCCCGGCGTCCACAAGCGTGGAATTGGAACTGCGAAAACTGGCCGACAAAGTGACTGGCCGGGCGACTAGCGAAGCGGATGCGGTCGAGGCGAACGTCATGCGTCAAGCATTAGTCAACAACTGGCTGCATGGTTGGACACAAGTGCTTCGCCAATTCTGGGCTATGGAAAGGCAGTATGGAAATCCGGAACAGTGGTTCAGGGTAACGGGATCGGAGCAGGGCGTTCAGCTCCTCATGGACGAGGCGGCGGACGACTATGACTTTCAGCTTTCATGGAATGCGAACAACGCCGACGAAGCTGCGGTCGTCAAAAAGCTGGAGACGGTCGGCCAAGTGCTTTCTCAGTACGACCGGCAGGGGACGGCCCGCTACGACGAGTTCTTGAAAACCTTCCTTGAGGCAATCGATCCGGGGCTTGCCTCGAAGCTAATAGCTCCTGCGCAGGAGGCCACGAACAAAGAGATCATGGAGACGAGCGAGGACATCGCAAAAATCTTCAGCGGGCAGGTAGTGAATGCTCCCGAGAATGCAAACACACAGCTTAGAATGCAAATGCTTCAGCAGTATCTTGAAGGAACAAAAGAAATTCCCGCCTCGGACATTCAAGAACGTATGCAGACCGACGAACAGTTCGCGGCTAGGCTTAAAAATTATGCTTCTCAATTAGAGTTCCAGCAGACCCAACAAAGAAACGCTCTCACGGGCCAGCTAGGAGCGCCGCCGGGTAACGTTCCGGCCTCAAGCATGGGCGGCTAATGGGCCATGTCCAAAAGGAATTATACTGGCTCGTAGTTTTCGTTTTGTTCTTCGTCGAGCGTGAAGCCCTGACCGACATGCTCTTTCTAATCCTCGGCCAAATCGCCAAAATCTTTTTCTTATGACTCTTCAGAAAGCACTCTTTCAATTACACGCGCGCGAGGACTGGGACGTTATCCTCGACCACATCAAGGTCGAATTGGAGACGGCCATGCTGGATTTCCAGACGCCGGAACTCCTCGACAACCCTCAGAAGTTGGCTCGGTTGGCCGGAGAGATTTCGGCCTTCGACCGACTGCTTCGAGTATTCAGCCATGCCGAGGCGGAGTAGTTTAACGCCCCATGAAATGTTCGCGAACGAGGTTCGGGCATTGTTGAGCCGTTACCTCGAAGAGTCCGATCTTGAGGAGGGGACGATGGCCGAAATAATGCAGCATGTCCTTGGCCAGTGGATGGACGAAGACGTCGTCGACTTTTCGAGCGACATCGACCTTGAGGATGACGACTGACTACCGGGATTCGGCAAAGAGTCAGGGCAGTTATTACGAGAGCCTGTTCACTACGGAGTGCTTGAAGCGAGGCATCGCGGTCAGCCAACCCGAAGGCGATTATTTGCCCTACGACGTCATTACCGATAGCCGGCTCGGCCTCAAGAGAGTCCAGATTAAGGGGACGTCATACCGCGAAGGCTCCGGCTACAAAGTGGTCGTCGCCAGCTATGCCCCGGATGCCTTCGACTTTATGGCTTTATACGTCGACAAACCGGACTTCCGGACTTGGTACGTTTTCCCGAAGGAGCTGGCGGGAAAGGCCAAGGCCATAAAACTGTTCCCGCACAATCCGACGAGCAAGGGCAGATACGAGCCGTACAAGGCCGCCTTCCATCTGTTGTGAGTTCGATGAAAAATTAGCCCCTCGAAGTGCTAAGATTAAATCTGGCGGGCCTCTGTCCGCAGTGAGACGGCGAACTCTTAAAACGCAGAAAATGGATACGGAAACAATTACCGAGGCTCCGGGTATAGATTCGGGAGCAGATACCAACGCAGGCATTTTGTCGGAAGCCGATCTGGCCAATTCCTTTATGGAACGGGTCGAGGAGCAGCCCGAGGAAAAGCCGTCCGAAGCCGACGTGGCTGACACTACCGAGGGGGAAGTCGCAGAAGCGGTCGAGGATAGCGAAGGCAACGTTCTTTCACAGTCTGAACAGTCCGAGGAAGAGGGGGAGGAAGAGGCCGAAGCCGAAGAGGCGGAGGAATCGACCGAACCGCCCAAAGGCGTAGGGAAGCTTTTGAAACAGGTGGGAAAACTGACCGCCCGAGCCAAGAGCGCCGAGGAGAGGGTCGAGGCCATGCAGGCCGAAATCTCATCTTTGAAATCCCAGCCGAACGAGCAGGCAGAGCCGCAAGGTTCTCCGGTCTTGGAGGAGGTAAGGAGCTTCGACGATCTGGAAAAGGTCCGACAGGAAGCAGTCGCCGCCAAGAAATGGGCATTGAATCACTTGGGCAAGGACTACGTCGAAGAAGGCGAAAAGGAATATAGCGGGGACGAAATCCGCGAGATATTCGCAGCAGCCGACGAGTACTTGACCGAAAAGATTCCTCAGAGGGCGGGATTTCTCAAGGCAAAGGCCGAGAGTGACGCGAGATCGAGGGAGGTATTCGACTTCTGGGACAACCCGGAGGACGAGGCGAACCAGCTTTACCAGCAGGTTCTAGCCGACCCGAGATACGCCTCGCTTAACGCGCTGCCGAACAGGGATTTCGTTATGGGCCTGATCGTCGAGGGATTCCGATCCGTTAACGCGAAGGCCGAGTCGAAGGGAAAGAAGCCGGCCAAAAGGAAGGCGAAAACTCCTCCGGCTCAGGTAGGCGAATCACTCGCCCCGCCGCCCGCGACAAAGGACGCCAGACAGAAAGCAGCCGCCGCCAAAAAGCTAGGCACAGGTCGAATATCGGAAGCTTCATTCGCAGATTTTTTAAATTCATAAATTAAGGAGATTATATACCATGGCTATAGCCACAAGTTACAATGTTACGAGCGTGCAAGGCGCTCGCGAAGATTTATCTGACCAATTAAAGCGCGTTTCGCCCGAGCAGACGCCCGTGTTCAGCACACTGAAACAAACGAAAAGTCCAAGGGCTTTATTGACCGAATGGATGGTCGATTCACTGGGAGAGCCGGTTTTCGCCACTCCTCCTGTCGATGGGGCTGATCTCAGCTTCAATTCCGGATTCGCCGACGAGATTTCGACTCGGGTCAGAATGGGCAATCGCATCCAGCAGGTCCAGCGCCCGTTCGCCGTATCTCGCCTCGCCGAGAAGATCGACGTCGCCGGACCACAGTCCAACCTTTACGGAGCATCCGCCGCCAAGGCTTTGATTCTCCTGAAGACCGACATCGAGTCCGCCATCTGTTCGAGCCAGCTTCCGCAGACCGGCACAAGCTCGGTAGGCGACATGCTCGGCGGCCTGAAGCACTGGACCGATCCTACAGCTACGACCGGCGTGTTCGACACTTCCGCCAAGCAGGATTTCCGTTCCGTTACCGGTAGTCGATTCAACCTTTCCGGCGGCGGCTCAATGGCTGAATCCGACCTCCGCGCACTGGTTCAAGCCGTGTACGAAGCAGGCGGAAAATCCGTTGGGTACACTCTGATTTCGGGCCCGGCAGTCGTTAACGAGATAACGGACTATTCCCGAGCTTCGGGAGCAGTTACGGCCACGGGAGCCGCCTTCAACGTGGATTCCGACGATGCCGCGCTACGTCTCAGCGTCACTAGCTGGCTATCTGATTATGGCCGCATCGACATCGTGCCTTCGTTATTCGCAGGCAGATCGTCCGGAGTGGCAATCAACGCCGACGTTCGCAACACGGGCATTCTTATGCCGAAGGACGACACGGTAAGCCTCAAGACGCTCGACGGCGTAGGCTCTATCGAGCTTCCCGACGTAGGCGGAGGCGGAAGACGTGGTTTTGCGGAATGGTGTGGTACAGTATGCGTTCTCAATGCACGGGCATTGGGTAGTATTGTTTGATTTGGGATAAACCCTTTACTTGATTTGGGGGTGGAGGGACGACTTTGGGGAAGGTCGTCCCTCCTTTTTCTTTATGGATATATTAATTAAAAGTGGTAGAAAATCGCTCAGTTCGGAAGAGATGGCCGAGCGAGTGGCAAGGCATAACGAGGACGAAGCACGGCGGGAAAAGCACGAATATCGTGACAAGGCCCGGAAGCTCCGCAAGACCGCCGAGGAAATGCGTGGAGGAAAGGGACTCCTACGCCTCGAAAGCGTAATGGATGCTCGGACCTACTTTCGCCATGAGCAGCAAAATCCCGGCTCGATGTCGGATGAATCCTACCGCCGCGAGCTACTTCGCGACAACCCGGAGATCGACTGCCGTTGAGAACCGTAAGCTACAATGCGTTCAAGGATAGGTTCACTTCGGCCATCGGAGTGGACACGCTTCTTACCGCCGAGGAAACGGCTCTGAAGCGCAGCCTGACCGACAGAGTTCGGGGGGCGTGGACAAGGGCCAAATGGCCCGACCTCATCAACGTCCTGACGATGACCGTGGCGGCTGTTTCGTCGTCCACCTTGAAAGCGGACAAGGCCGTCCGAATAAACAATGATGCCAACCTCTTCGACGTCTTCTCCGTATGGAACAAAGTTCCTTGGGAGGATAGGACCGCCGTGCAAATCAAATTCAGCCTCATGGGAGGCTATCTGGTCCTACCGCCGAACACTTCGGAAACGACCGTTTACGTCGTAGGCTCGAAAGTGCCAAGCGACGACTATGGCGGCTCGGAAACAAACATCCCGCAATTCCTCGAACGGCATCTTCTATCCGCCTGCATCGCCGACTATTACGTGGCGGACGGGCAGAACGACAAGGCGCAGCTCGAGAACGCCCGAGCGGAGGAATATTTGATGCAGGAGATCGACCGTTTCGAGCGCCTTCAATCGCAGAATCGAATCGTAATAAATTCTTATCCGGCCATGTGGCCGACACTTTTAGTAACTCAAACCACTACGTAATATGGGACAAGTAAACGTTTACAATCTTAGCGGGGGCAACGGCTCCAAGTACATCACTACGGCGGGAACGACCGAGGACTTTTACTGCATACAGTTTTTGTCGGATTCGGTCATCAACACCTTGACGGGCAACATGGACGGCACGCCGACCGAAACTTTCTCGAAGGGCGATTGTCTGTATGGGCGATTTTCTTACGTCTTCCTCACTTCCGGAAGCGCGGTGATCTACCTCTCCTAATGCCAATCTCCAGCATATCGCAGGGACTCGGCTTCGGCGGGGGATCAGCGGCCACGATCAGCGGCGCGCCTATTGGTGGCGCTACTCCGTTTCCAAATACCAAGTCGATTCTCCTCGACGGCGCAGACGAATACGCCACGATTTCCGGCGCGAGCGACTTGGCAATCACAGGAGACTGCACAATTTCGCTCTGGTTCAAGCCAACCGCAGTCCCCCCGGCTTTTGTAGCGCCGTACGGGAGCTCGCCTCCCTCTTTCGCCTACTGTTTCCAACTAACGAATGTTCATGGGACTGGGTACGACCGTGCGATAGGCATTCGTGGGACTGAGGGCGGTAATGACACCGAAGCTCAGATCGTAGCTAACACCTACGCCTCGGGGTGGGCTACTCCGTGGACGAATACCACTATAACGGCGGGTAACTGGTATCACATGGCCGTGATCTTTACGAGCGGTTCAGCGCAGTTATATTTCAACGGCTCGGACAAAGGTTCAAAAAGCGTGACCACCAACAGCGGTTCTTATACGGCCACGATTATCGGCGGTATGCGTTACAACTCAACATTTTACTTCAACGGCAACATTGACGAAGTCGCAGTTTTTGCTTCCGCACTTTCAAGTTCAAATATCGCTGATATTTACAACTCCGGCGCGCCGGCCGACTTGGACGCTCTCAATCCCGTTGGCTGGTGGAGATGTGGGGATGGAGACACTTATCCCACGCTAACGGATCACGGAGTGACTTGGGATGGATCAGCTTACGTGCCATCAGGCAATAACGCGACAATGATGAACGCAGAATCCGGCGACATAGTTTCAGACGTGCCATCATGAACTACGTAGTATTAGACGCAGACGAAGTAGATGACATCGTGTTTTCCGAAGTCTTGGAGGACTCAGAAAACACTTTGGCATGGAACGGCGATAAAACTCAAACTTTCGTTAAGTACGAGGGGGCAAAGCCGCGATTCCTTTACGGCAAGGACACTCTCAGCCATGCGGAAATGTTAGCTCTTTTGGAAACTACGGCATGGTGGACTCCGCAAGAATGAGGCTGCTCGCCATAGTCATGATCGCAATGCTTACCGGATGTTCTCGTTCCAGCTTTTACGCCCCACTCGGCGCGACTGTCGGCGGGGCTGTAGGCTCGGTTGGCGGTCCGGTGGCCGGCGGAGGCGGCGCTTTACTCGGCTGGTCGGTCGGCAAAGGGGCTGCTCTAGTAGAGGAAAACAAGAATTTAGTCAGTACCGTGGATGCCTTGAGCCGTGGCGACGTTTCAGCGATTGTCTCGGCCCAGATGAAGGGCCAGCAAAGTTCTTTCGAGAACGCTATGGACACGATCTGGCTGGCCCTGAAAGTTGCGGCATTCGTAGTCCTCGGCTTCCTGCTGATTCCTCTATTTATAACCCGATCAAACTCGAAGAAAATAAAGAAAATTTGCGACAAAAATGATGAAGCTACTTGAGATTTTTAACGGCCTTTCCAAGCGAGGCAAAATACTAACGGGCTTCGCTCTTATAATAGTAGCGATAGCCGTAATCGAACTCTTTTCAGGATGCTCGAACATCGAAGCAGTCAAAACGTGGAGCTTTTAGCCGACCGGACGATATGGGGCGGCATAGGCGGCCTTGTAACTGCCACGGGCCTCGCCCAGTGGAGTCATTTGGCGAGCCTTATAGCCGCCTGCTGCACTATCGTTTTCATGTCTATCCGCATCTACCAAGTGCTTAAAAAAAAGTGAGCCGCTACCGGTCATATGGAAAACTGGACGACCAGCCTGTCCTCGACGGGGATCGGGCCTTCCTGGGCTTCGGTTCGTTCCGAGATGCCGGCAGTATTCCCGAAAACTATTTGGCCGAATCTCAAAACCTGCGACTGGAAACAAATTCAGCCGTAGTTCGCAAAGGGCTTAAAAGGCTGACCTCGGACGCCACGGTTCTCGGGGCTACAGTCCTCGCCTCGACCTTCTACCGCGATCCCGCGAGTAGTACGGAGTACGTGGTTCTAGCCTGCTCCGACCGAGCCTATTTCGTTAACCCGGCAGACGGATCAAAGAAAACCATTTTATACGCCGGCGGAGAAACGGCTGCGGCGGGCTGCTCGATAATGCAGGCATTCCATTATTTATTTCTCTGGCGAACCGACTCGCCGAGCTTGCCGTTTACCTTGGCGGTCAATCTCGGCAAATACCCTCTAATTTTCGACGGTTCTAATTTATCCGCCGAGACGGGAACTTTTCAAAAGCCTGCCGAAACTTCGACAATACCGCCGAGCAGCTATGCAGTCTATGCCTCGAACCGGCTTTGCGTCCCAACCGGGCGGGATACGATTCGTTTTAGTGTTTTGGGCGATCCGAATTTATTTCGCTATCAAGATCAAGATTCGGTTAAGCCCGGAGATTCCGACCAGATTACCAGTTTATCTCCAATCGAGGGCGATGCTTTAATGGTAGGAAAAAGGCGAAGCCTGCACGTCATTACCAGCGTGTCGGACCTGTTCGCCTCGGACTACCTCCAGTCGGAAGTTTCCAATCAATTCGGCATCGTAGCCCGCGAAACTGTCCGGCAGGTTGGCGGCCTAATCTTTTTCCTGAACGACTCCGGCGTGTACTCGGTAAACGCCGCCGTCCGAGGCTCCAGCCGGGTAGGCACGCCAGTCGCTTATTTGCAAATTACGGACGACCCGATTTCGGCTGACATCGAGGACGAGATCGAGGCAATCGACTTTACGACCGCCCGGACCACGGCCTGCGCCGTAGTGGCGTCGAATCGTTACTTTCTGGCCGTTAGTAGCTCTCCTTCGGGCAACGACAAAATACTGATATACAATATCGTGCTCAATAGCTGGGAGAGCGTCGATACGCTTCCGAGCGGCGTCTACGTCGACAATTTAATCCGGATCATTTATAACAACCAGCTCCGAGTCGCGGCAATCTGCTCGTCGGGGAAAATCCTTCTGCTGGAGGAAGAGGCAGACGGGAATGATCAGTACGGAAACGGGACTGAGCCGTCAGAAGTTGCGGTGGACGCAAAAGCCGTTACGAGGCTTTACCGGGGAGGGGACGTATCGAGCGTCAAGCGATGGAAAATCGCCACTATCGGGAGTACGACCAAGACGGCCAGCAGTACGAAATTTCGAGTGCTGGCAGACACACGCGAGCCGGACTCGGCTTCGACCGAGCTGGGGGAGTTTACGACTACGGCCATCGAAGAGGACTTTCGCCGACTGGGCATCCGCCAGCGGGGCAATGGCATTCAGCTAACCATCGACAACGGGGCGACTGCCGCCGGTCGATGGGAACTTAGGGACATTTCAATAGAGGGCCATACCGGCTCCAGACAACGCAGGAGCTACGCATAACATGGCAGTTTTATTAAAAGGGACAACTTTTTCAAGCGGGCAGTCGGTCGACCATACCGACATGAACAACATAATCGACACGGCGACTTTGAATCCTTCCGAATCCACCGGAATTATCGGAAGCCAGACGGCGGAGGCTACCATTGACGGCGGGGATTTCGTACTTGTTCAAGACGTTAGCGGGACGGACATTCTCCGCAAAGCTACAGTCGCCAACATCGTCGGCGCATCCGGTCAAGTCACGGCTACTAGTCTGGATTCGAGCGAAGGGACGGGCGGAGTCATCGGCGGCCAGACCGAAGAGGCTGCCGTTGCCAGCGATGATTTCGTTCTCATTCAGGACATGAGCGGGACGGACATCCTCCGCAAAGCTACAGTCGCGAATTTGATCGGGAACTCGGGAATTATTCAAACGGCTGCCGGGACTGCTATCGGCCAATCGGCCTTGGCCGCCCTCACTTCCGGTACTGGCAACGTCGCCGCCGGATATTCGGCTCTTTATACCTTGGCCACAGGCGACGACAACACGGCAGTCGGGTCGAATGCCCTGAAACTGGCGACTGGCGACGACAACACGGCGGTCGGCTCCGATTCTTTAACGGCCAATTCCTCCGGCGACTCGAACGTGGCGGTCGGCAGTAAAAGCTTGGCCGCGAACACTACTGCCAATCAAAACACGGCGGTCGGACACGAAGCACTCACCACAAATGAGACGGGGGATGGAAGCACTGCCGTGGGCTATCGCAGCCTCAAAGTCAACACTGCGGGCTTAAACACAGCGGTCGGCGATTACAGTTTAGTCGGAAATACTACCGGCACTCGCAACGTTGCAGTCGGGGCGTCCGCTTCTGCGGTAATAGCTACGAAAAGCGACTGCACTGCGGTGGGCTACACCGCCGGGGCTGCGGCGACAGGCAAGGAGACGACTTACGTCGGATCGAAGGCGGGGGCGCAGGACACGATGGACGATTCCACGGCGGTCGGAGCTTTGGCCCTGAACGCCGTGAATACGGGGGCTGGCAATACGGCTTGCGGCCACGGGGCGCTCAACGCCAACACCTCGGGGGCATTCGGCACGGCCATCGGGGCAGGGGCGTTGCAGGTAAATACTTCTGGTACGAGCAACACGGCAGTCGGATGGGCCGCTTTGTATACGAATGCTGATGGAAATACGAATACGGCGGTCGGGCTTCAGGCTTTGACGCTAAACACCAGCGGCGCTCAGTCCACGGCGGTCGGAGCTTTGGCCCTCGCAAAGCAGACGACTCCCGGCGTCAACACCGGCATCGGCTACGCCGCAGGATGGAACACTACGACTTCAACCGACAACACTTACGTCGGAAATCAAGCCGGGCAGACAAATGCCACTGGCGACGACAACACTTTTGTCGGCGACTTTGCCGGCTACTACGTGACTGCCGCACAAAACACGGCATTAGGTTCGGGAGCCAATACGGCAAGCGGAGCACCTGCGGCATATACGAATACGACTTGCCTCGGCTATGCAGTCAATCCAACCGCCGCAAATCAAGTTCGACTCGGGAATGCGTCCGTTTCGAGTTTACATTGCCAAGTCGCTTTGACCGTCGATTCGGACGAGCGAGTCAAAAAGAACATCAAAACCAGCAGCCTCGGCCTTTCCTTCTTAAATGCCCTGCGGGCCGTTAGCTTCAAAAAGCTAAATCCCTTCCAGTGGCCGGAAAAGTTAAAGGAAGCTCGTTTCCTTCGCGATGGCTCGGACAAACCGTCCGACTCGAAGCCCAAGGACGATCCGAACGTTTACACGGGCTTCATCGCGCAGGAGGTGAAAAAAGTTTTAGACGACCAAGGCATAACCGAATGGGATGGCTGGAGCGAAGGAGAAAACGGGATGCAAAGCCTAACGATGACGGCTTTTGTGCCGGCTCTAATAAAAGCGGTCCAAGAACTCTCGGCCAAAGTCGAAAAGCTAGAAGCCAAGTAGATGTCAACCGCTCAAGACCATAAAGCATTAGCGAGTCTTCAGGACGTATTCGGTCCGGGCGCGGGAAGCTCCGGCTATAATTTCAATTCCGGAGTAGCCACGTTTTCTTCCACCGGGGCCGCCGGCTCGAGTGGAAGAGAGGGCAGTGCCGGCTCGCCGGGCTTACAGGCCGTAAACGTGGCAGGGCAGCTATTTAATGCAAATAACCTGAAAAACAGTCTCAACGACATCAACCGCGCGCTGGCAAATGCGGAAACGCTTGAAGAAATAGACGCTGCTATTGCCAAAGCAGAAAAAGTCAGCAAAACGGACCAGCGAATAGGCACACTCGGCGACATAGCCACGGGAGTCGGATACGCCGGCACGGCTGGGAAAGTTTTAGGAGGAGAATTGGGAACTGGCGGAAGCGCCGCACTTACCGGCCTAAAGACGGCAGTCCCCGGCGTAGGCATGGCGTCCGGATTAGGAAGTTTATTTGGGAAGTACGACCCGATAAACCCAGCTTTAAACAAAGGGGCGGAACTAGTGAACAAAGTCCCCGGCATGGAATACGTCAACCAAGGCTTGGAAAGCCTCGGGGCGGGCATCCGCAAAATCCCCGGAACGGGGACGGCTAGTATAATTGCTGAACAAGCCTCGGGATTCCCGGATCAGATCATTAAAGCTCCGCTTACCATTTATGAAAGTTTAAAAAATTCAAAAGCGGACGAGGCTTCTGCCCGAGACAAAGCCCTAACGCAACTTTTCACGCAGGAAGGCTCGGACGGCAGGCTTTACATTTCCCCGCCAACGTCTAACGAGGAAGTCGTAGGCGTGGACCTTCCGGGGAACGTAAACACAGTCGGAGTCGGAAGCTATTCCGGTCGTTACAATTTCCCTGCGGACGAAGGGAAAACCCGGCAACAACTTTACGAGGAATTTCAAAATAGCGAGACTTACAAAGGGCTAATCAGCGAGAAGCGAGGGCTTCAGACTTTAGCCACGCAAGCCAAAGAGGACGCCGCCGAGGCTAAAGAAAGGGAAGTGGCAATCAGCGAGCTGACCGACCCGGTCCAAAACATAGTACCAGTGTCTGCTCACGCCGAGTGGGGTACGGGAACGCACTACGCAGATGAGTATGGGACTTGGGACGTGGATACAGGCGAAAAGCTAAACGTCCCCGATTTTTACGAGCCTGCCCTCCCGGTTTTAGAGCCAATTCCGTTCGAGGCTCCCACCGCCCCAGAGTTTGAATACCAAGCCCCGAAAGCCCCTGCACCGGTCGAAATGGCTCCAACCGTAAGGTCCGACGAGCTTAATCCCCTGAAACGAGTACGGCCCGAAGAAGTAGTAACTCCGAGAATAATGACTCCTCGGCGAATCAGACCGCAGAGGGAAACTGCACCCAGCCTGTCCAGACATGAGCAAGATTTGGCGAACTATAAAATCGCCGTGGAAAAGGAATCGGCGCGGAAGGCCGGACTTTACGGCGACCATTTTACATCCCGGCCTACGACCAACTATTCCAAAGCCCAAGCCGCCGACCTGCTCGGCTTCAACGCCCCGCTCCGAACGGCTTCGCAGTACATGGACCTAGACGCTCGGACGAAGCCGAAACACAATTTACGAGAACTTACCACAGGCAGAAATGCCTCCAGCTACAGAGGATAGAATTATGTCGTCACAACCAGCACCATCTACCAGCCTTCCCGGCATCGGCCAAACAGACCCGAACGCAGAATCTTCGGCGGCACATGCCGCCGGACTTAGTGCGCTTGAGCTGAAGAGACAACAACTCATCAACGAAACAACGGCTCGGGCAAAGGCAAACGAAGCTATGCTGGACGCGAAGGAGGCGGAAGAGGCTGCCGCAGCGGCAAACGAAGCAACTATAGACACGGCTGCCGACGAAATCGGCGCGAATAACACAACGGTAGAGCAGTATAATGCTGACATTTCTACCCTAAAAGCATCCCAATTTAAAACGGATGCTACTGGGGATTACGTAAAGACTCCGGAGCAAAGAAAAGTCATTGGCGAACATATCAAAAGTTTGCAGGAGGATCGGGACGCGCTTGACGCGAAAAACATAAAAATAGCGGAAGATTTAAAAGCTAAAGCTGCCGCAGATGATTCTGGCTTCGACTGGGACAACGCTTTGGACAAAACCGGAAAAATAGGAAATTTGGCAATCGGCGGCGCTTTGTTGTACGAGTGGTGGAATAAGGAAGACCCTCCAACCCCGCCATCTGCCGGCGAGACGGCCCGAGAGCTTTCCAGCGTTACCGCCGACCGAGAGTTCGGCATAAACCAGCAGCTCGCTAATTACGGCCCCGGATTCGGTACGGACGCTCTACAGGACGCCGATTTAGCCGCCGAATGGCAAGCCGCCGGCAGTCCGGATTTCAACACATGGGTACAGTCCGTAATGGCGGACCCTACCAGCCCGACCGCCCGAAAGCTCGCCGACATGCTCGACCCTCTAAATGTCGAGGCAAAGGAGCGAGGCAGGCGCATCGACGAGGCGGCGAATTTTTACAACGAGTACGATGCCTCGCAGTTCCAATCGCCCCAGATGCAGGCGGCTCAGAGCTATGCCTCGGGCCTTACCTCCGATCCGCTTTCCATGCAGAACCGCCAGTACATGGAGCAGGAGCTGGCTGGAGATTACTCGCAGGGGTTTTATGACGATCTGCGAGCCGACCTGTTCTCGAGTATGCATCCGAATGCCGTAGGAACTTCGCTGGGAATGACCAAGGCGGCTCTCGGAGCGGAATCTGCCATTCGAGGCCGGCGGGACGCCGCCTCCGACCGCATCGCCCGAGACGATGCCCTGCGGATGTCCTACGCTCCCAGTTATGCCAGCATAGCGGCCAGCGGGAGCGCCGACCCACTAAGCCTATCGAACGTCGGAAAAATGGGCATCGGCAACATCGAGCCAATGGACCCGACCGGAGCCTTCTTCGGCAGTTTTCCGGCAATGGAGTACGACACGGCTCTGGCGGCCTACCAGAAACAACCGACGACGATTCAAACTTTAACTGCACTCGGCCAAGCCGCCCAACAATTTAAGAAATAATGCAAGCGCCAATCAGATTCACGTCCGCAGTACCCGGAGCCATCGCCCAAAGGCAGGGCGATCAGCAGGCTCTGCAACAGTTCTTCGACCGCAACAAGGTCGAGAAGGCAAGAATGGAGCAGATCAAAAGCCTGAAGCAACTGGCCAAGGGCTACGGAGCCTCCGCCGCGCAGGTCGAGAGCAGTTCTTACGGCGAGCTTCAGGGCTTCGTCCAGCGGATGGAGCTGGAAAGGGCGGACAAGACGCGAGCGGAGCAGGCTAGGCTTCGCGAGCTACAGATGCAGCAGTCGAGGCAGGCTATGATGTTGGCCGGCGAGAGAGCAGGCTGGCTTCGAGAAAAGCGGGCTGCCGGGCAGGATTTAAGCCGGTTTATGGTTGTCCCTCCGAAGCCTAAAGCGATTCCCTCGGGCCAATTCAGCCAATCGGATGGGCGAGCAATCCCAACCTTGCCCGGAGGATTCGCGCAAAGAGTCGTACCCGAGCAAGGCTTCACGCCTACCGGCCCTTCGATCAACGTTGCCACAGGCGAAGTCACGGCTGGGACTCCTCCAATCGCTCAACCGTTGCCCGAAAGATACCGAGCACTCCTAAACTCCAACCTGTCGGACGAAGCCAAAGCCCAAGGAATCGCTGAAATGAAGGCCGAGGCTATGGCGCAGCAAAAACTCGCGGCAGAACAAGGAAATGCCGCTTTGGCTAATCAGATAAAAGTAAATGCAGAGCGTCGGGATCAAACTGGATTCACGCAAGAGCAAGGCGTTATGTCTTTCGACGGCCTCACGATAGGAACGGGGGAGAACGCTTCAATTTTACAAGGAAAAATCGGCGACAAAGCGGAAGCGATAAAGGCGAAAGAGGGGTTGAACAACCTAAACTCAATTCTACGCGATCTGGATCAATTAATTGCACTCGGGTACAAAAGGGAAAATTCAACAGTGCTTTCGGATGACGACAAAGAAAAAGCGGCACAGTTGGCAAATCGCGTTCGAGGGCAGATTCGCGAGGAGATTCTCGGCCCCGGCACTGTAACAGGGCCGGAGTTTGACAGATTGGCCGCTCAAGTGCCAGACCCGACCGCGGGATTTGACTTATTTTCCGCTCAGTTCGGCCAAGAAGGGTCAAGGCTATTAGAGCAGGTAAAGGCGGATTTGATTAAGAAAGTAAAAGGAAAATATGCGGCCTACGGCGTGACTACGGGAGGTACGGCCAACCCCGCCAACACAAGGCAGCTTTCGACCGGCAAAAAGGTGGAAATAATATTCGACCCAGCGGAGTAAGTCATGCCGGTAACTCGAATAAAATCCGACCTCCTCGGAGTGGATTTCAAAGTTCGGTCTGATGGCGAACTAAATTCCCGAGACTACTTCGACATCCTGAAGGAAGTCGGCCCGGACGGGCAGCAAATCGTAAGCCCGCAGGACTTGCTCCACGTCTACAAGTCGGCTCCATACGACGAACGCCGACAGAAGCTGGCTATCAACGCGCTGGACAACGGCTTCTTCGAGTCCGAGGGGAGCTTTACCGAGGCCATGACCCACATGGGAGCATCGGTAGGGCGGGGGATAGGCAAATCCGTTACGACAAATCTTTTTGGGACTTCCAGATTGCTAAAAGGTCAACTTGATTACGGCGAGCCGGAAGACGATACGCCGCAAAGCCCATTAGTCGAGCAAGGCATTCTAAAAGCGGCCCAGCAGTTGCGGGGATTGTCTTACGCCGCAAAGCGATCTGATAGGAGTTTTGATCAAGACCTTGATTCGGCTATGCGATTTGCCGGGATCGACCGAAAAAACGATACGCTAAAGAAACGAGTAATAGCAGAAGCCCGACTTCAAGATTATTCGCAATCTGACGCGACTTTAGCTCAAGCAGGATTTGAGGCATCCGCTATGCCTGCGACAATGGGGGCTAAAGGGGCGGAATGGGCAAAGCAGATAGGGACTTTTGACGACGATAAAGAGAAGCTGGCTACAATCGATTATTTGGCCGAGCAGTTTGACATTACCGACAAGATCGAGCAAGGGGCGGAACTGGGCCTCGCTCAAGGCGGGGCGCTGGCCACGCTGGCCAACGTTTACGGCGCGCCGTTCGGGCTGGGAGTAGATTCGGAAGTCAATGAAAAGGCATTAGCCGACGTGCAGGCTGGTCGGGTCCAGCCAGACCGCGACGTAGCTATGGCCGCATCTTTTGCGATGATGCCCGACATGTGGGCGTCTATGGGGGCGGGGGCAGGAGTCAACCTCGGGCTACGCTCCATCTCCAGAGGAACTATAATGAAAGCGGCTCAAGCTGCTTCGGAAGAGTCGGCCCTCAAGGCGAACATATCATTTTGGAAAGGGGCATCCGGATATGCTCCGGGTTCGGTGGAAAAGATCATCGGGTCCGCCGAGCAAAAACTAGCTAAAGTCGCCGGCTCGCAGGAGCGTCTCAACAAGCTAGTAGCGAAGTCCGAGGGGATAGCTCAGAGTTTGTCGGCGAAATTAGCCTCGGCAGGCCAAGGCGAATCTTCCCAAGCCGCTCGACTGCTTCAAGCAATTGAAAAAGCCCCGGACCCGAAAGCTCCGCTGATAAACCGGGCGGTAGGGAAAGCCTTGCAGGGTACTGGCTACACAGTCGAACAAGTCGGCAGGGCAGGGGAACTTCTCAGGCGTTTGCCGGAGGAAACTTTGACGACTCTCTTCATGCGTTCGGGAGGCATGGACGAAGCGTCTGCCCGAGCCATCGCTCGGACTGCCCAAGTCGCGGTAGCGGCAGGGACGTTGACCGGAGGATTTCAAGACTTGGACCCGAATCTCGCACAACTGGCGACTGCCCTTCTACTTACGCCCGGTGGGCCGTCCATGATAACGCGACTCGGGCATGACGTGGGCATTCTCGGAAAGCAATTGCAGTTTGCCCAAGCCTCCAGCCCGCTCTTCCAAAGGATTGCCCAACTGGAGCCTGCGGAAGCATCCTTCGTCGAGGCTTCTCTCGACCGCACGGCGGCTATGACTTTGCCGGAAACGGTCGGCGGATTAGCCCAGAAAATCTTTTCGCCCACTCGACAGTTCGGGCCGTCAGTCGCATTAAAAGCCCCATCCACTTTTCTATCTCGAACCGGCCTCGGCAACACTCTTACCGGGGCCGTCAATACGGCCAAGACCGCCGCCGGGGCGGCAGCTATCCCCGGAGCTTTCGGATACGCTCTAGGCGGCGAAGAGGGGGCTGGCGGGGCAATAGGAGCGAGCTGGCCTTTCATCGCCGCAGGGATGGGAGCAGGCACTTTAATGCGTTTCGGATCGATGGCCGACGTCCATGCAAAGATGCTCGGCGACAGGGCCGTCTACAAAGAAACGCTCTCGCCGGTAGATTTAGTGGAATTTGAAAGCTACACGAAGCCGGTTCAGCAGGCTCTGGCGACTACCGCCGTTCAAAATCCCGACGTCATCGTAAATTTCAAGAAAGGAAACAAGAGCAGTTACTACGCCCAAGAGAACGGCGAATCGGTCATAACGCTCTATGACGGCTCGACCGCCGCCGAACAACTTTCCGCCGTGCTGGGCCATGAGATAGCCCACCATATAGACACTTTCGGATTCATGCCCTACGTCATCGAGGAATTGCTCGGATCGGTGGAAAAGAAAAAGCCGGGAGTATATACGGAATATGGAAAAGACGGGAAGCCCATTGTCATAAAGGACGAAGCCGGAAATAACGTCTACGCCACGAACGACGAGTTCGCCATTCGCCGTAAACAATATCTGGACAGGCTCGAACCCGGCTCAGAGGCTTATAATCGCTACGCCAACAATGACGCCCTAATAGCTCGCGAGGTTTTCGCATCGCACGGGGCGGCATGGTACTTCGGCGGGGAGTTCGTCAAGAAGAACTGGCAGGGAGCGGGAAGCAAAATGATGGGAGCCATCCTCGACCCGATATTCGGCTCGAACGGGATGCGGAAATTCCTCCATCGCATAGGCATTCCGACCAACGAAGGGACGAAGCTAGTAGCCGATCCGACTTACGGCGGAAAGGGGCTTATGCCGGGACTGAAGGAAGTCCCGGCCTTGGTCCGCATGATAGAGAAATACAACGCCGACG